AATATTTGAAGTAGATAATAGTGTAAGCGAATATATAGATGTAAACGGTATCACTAATTATAAGGTTAAAATTAAGATGTCACCACAAAATATTTATAGTACCAATAAAATGAATAAGCTAGATAAAATTATAAATAACATATGTAATACGATGTTTATCAATGTAGTAGATACAATAAACGTCACTGATACAATAGTAGACACATTGGATAGAACGGATACAATGGATACAACGGATACGTGTGGAAGTAGCAATAATACTAATAAAAAATTCGTATTTATGATAGATGAACACGAGCTAAATTCCGTGTGTATTCCTATGTTAATTCCAGAATTAAATATTTCACTTACAGTGTATGATAATTACGGGATACACAATATGATACAATTGTATAAAGAAACCCGCGCAGGGAACTGAAATGAATTATACCACACTTTTATACATTTCTAATTCTTTTTCGCGTTGTATTTCGTAGTCAACAATTGGCTTCGGGTATTTAATATTTGGATATTTTGCCCATTCTTCATTCCATTGATGTATTGCCTTTGGTGGAATATCTTGTAGCTCAGGTATCCATTTTTTAATATATGTAGCTTCGGGATCATGTTTATCGGACTGAGACCATGGATTAAATATACGAAAGTATGGTTGTGAATCCGCACCAGTCGAAGCAACCCACTGCCAATTTCCATTGTTACTGGCTGGATCATAATCTGTTAAATGTTGAGAAAAGTATTTTTCACCGTCTTCCCAATTTATAAGCAATGTTTTTATCAAAAAACTTGCTGTTATTAATCTCGCGCGGTTGTGCATATATCCAGTTTTGTTCATTTCCCTCATTCCAGCATCTACTATCGGAAATCCAGTCATGCCATTTTTCCAAGCATTCAAATTCTTTGTATTTTTGTCCCATTTGATTTTTCCGTATTTTTCTTTCAATGGATTTCCAAGCACTTGCGGATTATGATATAATAACTGAGCATAAAATTCCCTCCATATTAGCTGTTTTATTAGTCCACTTTTTAGTCCTAATTTCGATTTCATTTTGTCATATGTTTCTCTCACGGATATATTTCCAAACTTTAAATATGCGCTTAATTGTGTCGTTGTTTTGTCTAAGTCGTTCCTTGTTTTGTCATATGATTTAAAGGTACTTATATTACTTAGTATTTGTAGACCATTTTCTCTCGACGCATTCACTAATATCTCGTGATTGGGTTCGGTGAATTTCATATATGCGTCTGTGATTGTTATATTGCCATCACTGACATTTGTAAAGTGAAATTGTCTACTGTATGCCGGTTTCTCTACTTTTAACAAAATAACCTTGTTATAATATGGAGTATATTTCGTATAATACTCTCCCGAACCAGTGACCACCGCATCTGGCGGATATAAATAATAATCTTGACCAGTTAGACATTCTATATTCATTGTTTCGCATAGTTTTTCAATTGACTTATCACGTTTCTTGGCATACGGGGTTATATCTTTATTAAAAAATACCGCATCTATCTTCCATTTTTTTATCAGTTTCTTTACAATTGTTTCATTTTCACCATAAAAGGTATTTAGATTTCCATTGTGTTTACGAATATTTCCCTGTAGATCATCTAAACTTTCAATCATAAATTGAACCGCATTATCCGATTTATGTTTGTTTTTATCAGTTACTTGCTCTGGTGTAAATATAAATATTGGATATACATGTTTACATTTCTCGGCTGCTAAATTCAGTCCTATGTTATCTTGAATGCGTAAATCTCTTCGAAATATAAATAATCCATTTTCAAACATGTTAATAACAGATATATAATATTTAAATAATATTATATATTTTTTACATCTTATTTTGTTTTGTTTTGTTTTGTTTTGTTTTGCTCTAAATATCAAGACTGACTGTATTTCTTTCTGATTTTCGACGCTTTGATCTTATAGGCATATTGTCGTTTTGCATCTCCTTTAATTCACTTATGCTTATCGTACTTCCTTTATCGTCTCTATCTTGTTGAATATTTACTTCCGTTTGCTTCATTTTAAGACCCGACAAAATATTAGATATATCACTTGGTCCCTTCATATCAGGGCGTTTTGTCTGTTCCAATGGTGGAATGTTACGACTAGCATTAATATCCGGTCTATTTGAGAGAGGAACGTATCCAGGTCTTACCGGCGGAGGCGCAGACGTAGGACCTTGTGTTGCTATCGGTTGAGGAGGGGGCCTATTTGTTTGTGGCATAAATTGCTCGTGGGGGTTGTATTGCGGTTGCTGTTGCTGTTGTCTTGGGGATGGAGGCGGTTGACCTCCTCTGCCGCCTCCCATCATAGAACTCATAAACCCGCCTAATCCTGGATTTGTTTGTCCCATTGAATTTACGGCAGCGCTTGTAAATTGTTGCATTAAATCGGGGTTTTGACGCATGATATCATCCATTCCTGGCATGGACGATTTAAACATACTATTTGTCATATGAACCATCAACGCACTACCACCCAACTGAAATAATAACTTTAGTTCGGGTGCCATCGATGCCTTTGACTTGTATTTCTCATGTAATTCCGCAAAAATCTCGTCGTAATCATCAATATTTTCATTGATTTGCTCTGACCAACCATCTAATTTTATATCAAACGGGTCAAATTTATTATTTAAAAATTCCAATCCGGTAATACAAGCCATCAACATTTTTCCTTGAAACTTGACCGCGTTCTTTCGCTCCTTTTCTGCCACGATTGTCTCATACTCTCCCTTCATTTCAAGCAAGTTGGATTCCATGTCATATTTCTTGGTGAGTTTTACCCCCTTCCTTTCTAAATCTTCCAACTTTTGTAAATAAGTAAATTTCTCTTTCAAGGCTTCTTCTTTGCTCATTCGAGGCTCTGCTTGAGATTTTGTGATATCTGGATTTATTGGAATGTCATTAAACTTACCATAACCATCCCATGTTTTTTTCTCCTCGCTGGATTGTTGTTTTGTAGATGCCCCTAAATTTAATGGCTCGACTATACTGATGTTGTCATCGTCGTCCATATCATCCGTGTTATCGAACCCTTCGTTTAATTTGAAGGACGATGAAAACATATTTGACCTAGCATTTTTTATACTTTTTTTGGGACTCGATAGCTCATTCAATTCATCTTCTAAATTATTCAAGTCATTCACATCTATATCACTTGATAATCCTCCACTTCTGCTACCACCACTACCCATAGAATTCTTTTTTTTATCGTTCATTAATAGTTCAATCCCTGAACCAAAAGTTGATAATCGGGGCCCACTTATATTAATTGTATCATTTGAATCAAAATTACTAATGTCTATAATTTCAGGCTCACTCATTATGAATTAAATAGAAACTTTAATTTTAAATCAAACACATTAATTATATATAATTCTATCTCTCAGATACCAAATTCCTTGTAGAAAACAGTCGGCTAAATCGTCTTTTTTCTTGTGTTTATGAAACATCTCTAAATGTTTTCCAAATAATTCGTTGTTAATTAATAATTCTTCGCATATTTCAATTCCCATGCCTTTTCTCTCGTTATATGTAGTTTTCTTACATACATAATCCTTTAATTTGTTAGAAGCTGATATGAAATGAATATCAATTGTATCCTTCATTATAAAATACTGGGCTATCATTCCTTGTAGCGTTTTCATACGGTTTGCTATAGGACTTATTTGATTTTCAATAATAACAGTATCTATTTTGATGTCTCCGTACAATTCGTCCATTTTTTGTTTTAAATTAATGCCAATCTCAATTAAATTCAAATCAGTTGTTCTCACCTTGTTTGAAAATGGAAGGATATACTTGTATTCAAATTCTTTGTCCAAATATTCCAATGTAAGTATTTTACTTTTCTTGGGGTCAAATTCGATACAGTGCTTTGTGAGTATCTCTTTTATTTCGCCGATTTTTTTCTTTTTTAGTTTGCCTATTTCTAATTCAGGTGGAATAATATCGCGCTTAGTATCTTTACAGTGTTTTTTACAATAATAAGTTGTATCGTATGAATAGGTTGCCTTTTTCCCGCATGAACAATTTACTATGGATTCATTACATAAACTTACTACATCCCACTTTTCAATTTCGTATTTATCTTTGCTTTCGATATCAAACAAACAAAGTGCCAGATTCTTTATTCCAACATCAATACTTAA